GACTCATATTCGTGAGTGCTACCGTTATTTCATGCCAGAGCGCAACACAATAGACGAAAGACAGAAAGGTGCTAAGAAGAGAGAGTATGTATTCGACTCAACAGCACAAGACAGTTTAGAGGATTTCGCAACTCGTATGGAGTCAGAACTAATCCCAAGCAATGTTAATTGGATGAAGCTAGAATCAGGCTCAGACATTCCAAAAGAGAAGCAAGACCAAACCAATGAATACTTAGATGAAACAACTGACACAGTATTTGGTCACATTAGATCATCAAACTTTGCATCACAAGCTCACACTGCATTTTTAGACTTAGGCATATCTACCGGTGCGCTTATTGTCGAAGAGGGTGACGGGATACAGTCTAATCTAAACTTTAGATGCGTATCTTTATCTGAATTAGTACTAGAGCAATCACAGCAAGGGATAGTTAAAACGGTATTTAGAGAGTTTAAAATGCCAGTATCCGACATAAAACAAGTATATCCTAAAGCTAAATTAACTATGAAGCTGAAAGAATTGGTAAAAAACAAACCGTCAGAGGAAGTCACACTCATCGAGGGAACGATATTTGACGGTAAGATGTACGACAATGTAGTAATGTATCCCGAAAACAATCACTTCCTGATCCAAGAGAAAATAGAATCAAGCCCGTGGGTAGTTTTTAGAGAATCTACAATCCCTGGTGAAACATACGGTAGAGGTAGAGCAATGACAGCACTGCCAGACACTAAGACGCTTAACTTAATGGTAAGAGATTATCTTAAAGGTCTTGCATGGTGGAGCAACCCGTCATTCACAGCAACAGATGACGGCATAATTAACCCGTACAACTTTAGATTACAGCCTGGACAAGTTCACGCAGTAGGAAGTAACGATAACGCTAACCCTACACTAAGACCAATGGATGTTGGTGGAAGCCCACAGATTGCAATGGATGCGATTCAGCGTTTACAAGAAGCGGTAAGACGCGTAATGATATCAAGACCGTTTGGTGATTTTAATCAAGGTCCAGTAAAATCAGCAACAGAATTTGCAGGGCATCAAGCAGAATTAGCTAAGACTTCACTAGGAGCAGCAAGCCGTATCCAAAACGAACTATTGGAAGCATTAGTAGCAAGATGTGTTTACATTCTTAGAAAAGCAGGGAAAGTCGCAGACTTTAGAGTAGACGGCAAAGAGGTTAAGATTAAATACACTTCACCAGCGGCACGGATGCAAGATGAGCAAACACTAGCAGCAATGGGTAGAGCAATGGAATTTTTTGCATTGCTGCCTCCAGAGTTAGTAAATAGTCAGATAAGAGTAGAGGACTTCCCAGGTGAGATAGTTGATGTATTAGGGCTTCCGTCCAAGTTTAAACGCTCAGACGATGAGAAGATGAAGATGCAACAGCAAGCTCAACAACAAGAACAGCAAGAACAACAAATGGCAGCAGCACAAGTTCAAGAGGAACAAGCATAATGGGAACATACGAAGATGATTTAGGCTTATTTGAAGAGAATGAGCCAGACACAAAGCGAAAAGAAATACAAAGCTTATATGAGGGTACATTTAACAATAAGTTAGGTGAAAATCTTTTAAAGCACTTGCACTCTCTATTTGTTGAAAGAGATATGTATAAACCGGGCATGACACTAGATCAAGTAGCATTTAGACAAGGCGAAGCAAGCGCGATAAAAAAAATACAAAAGGAGTTAGATTATGGCAGACCTACCGAATAGAGAACTGAACACTAAGTTAGCATCAGGAGAAGTTACTGTAATAAAGATAGGTGGAACATCAGCAGGAGATGCAATCCTCACAAGCGATGAGATAGAAAGCAAAATAACTACTTCTTTTGAATCATCAGAGGATATTGTTGATTTAAACACTGATATCTCTAAGTTAGATATTCTCACTTTTGATTATTTTATTCAAGGTGTTAAGTATAACTACGCAGGAGGCACAGCGGTTAGTCCAACTATCGGAGCAGGGGATAGTTCAACATGGCAAGGCATTGATAGTGGAGGCTTAGTGTATAGTGCTGATAAATTTACAACAGAAGAATTAAAAACAATTCTTCCTTTAGCAAGACTTCAAGCTGTTCAGGGCGATTCAGGATCAGGAAGTGACTTGCAATCCCCAATTCATCTTACTTACTCAAAAAGTCAGGATGGATATATTGATAGAGAGTGGATAGAGAATTGCATAGGTGCTTTATATGCGAGTGGTGGGCTTTATACAGAGAGTTCTACAGCGCTACAAGTAAATCAATCAGCAGGAGCATTTCATAGCGCTCAAAGAAAACATATAGAAATATCAGCAGACACAGACATAGAAGCCTCAGCAGTTTATAATGTTTCCGGCACTCCTACACCACAAACAAGAGCAACTTTAGTAATCCCTAAGTATTATGATGATGATACAGATATAGTGGCACTTCCCACTAATAAGTATGTTTCTCATACATTACTAAGAAGCCCAAAAGCAGAAGATTTATTTTTCTTAGTTTATGGTAACGCTATCTATGACTCTCAGGCACAGGCAGAAGAAGCAAATGCTCAATATAGTGTTTTTCAAAGTCAAGCAGCTTCCGGACTAATAGCAGTAGCAAGGTTTATAGTTAAAGGTGACAGCACAAACATAGAAGCGATACAAGATGAAAGACCTAAATTCTTATTACAAGATGAATCAACAGGCACAGGCACAAGACCGTCCTCTTATGCTAGTGAGTATCTAACATCATCCGCAGAAACAACAATAGTTACAGACGGAGTTTTTGTAAAAGCGGCAGGAACAACAACGGAAATAACAACATCAGCAGACTTTACAGCAGTTGGAAACAATAGATTTTTATATACAGGAACAATGAAAAGAAGATTTAAGGTAGAAGTTGTTTGTAGCATGACATCAGTAGGGAATAATCAAACCGTAAGAGGAAGATTTGCAATAGACGGTGTAACGGTTGCTCACAGTGAACAAGAAGCGGTGGGAGTAGGAACGAGAGTCGGGAGCATGGCACTAAGCAGTATGCCAGAGCTAGACGAAAATGAATATATAGAGTTTTGGGTAGCCAACATAGGAGCAACAAGTAATCTAACTGTTGATTATATGAATTTTAATCTAATATCAGTTGATTAATATCCCTCTCTGAGGGGTAACTTATAATACAGCGCAGTGTGTCATACCCTTGTACCTGCGTTGTATTATGCGTTATTGTACCTGCGTTGTATTATGCGTTATAAGCGCACATTTTAACACAAGGACACTTTGATGAGCGGAGAAACATCAAACCCTGCTGAAAGTACAGGGGAAACTACGATAGAGGTACCAACAGAGGGTACACCAACTACTTATCTACAAGGTAAATATGATTCAGTGTCAGCACTCGAAAAAGGTTATACAGAGCTACAGTCAAGCTACTCCAAGAAAACACAAGAGTATCAAGAAGCTATGTCCGGATTAACAGGTGCGCCAGAAGCGTATGAGTTTAATGAGGGTGTATCAATATCTGACGGCATGCAAAACTACGCAAGAGATAACAACTTCTCTAATGAAGCGTTAAACAATCTAGCGGAAGCATATCAAAGTGATAAAGCCGCAGCTAACGAAGCCTTTTATACAGAGCAAAGAGAGCTATTGGGCAAAGATGCAGATACAAGACTGACAAATGTTCAAGACTGGGCTAAAGCTAATCTAGGTGCTGATGTAATGGACACATTTAAAGGCATGATAAGTAGTGCTGCAAGTGTAGAGATGTTTGAAAACATAATGAAAATGAACTCAGGAACAGCACCGGCACAAGTTGCACAGCCTAAAACTATGGTGGATAAAGACACAATAACTAGCATGAGATTCGCTAAAGATGAGTTTGGACGCAGAAAAATGAGTAGCGACCCTGCTTATCGTGCTAAAGTCGAAGCAATGGAATCAGAGTATATTGGAGGCGGAGGGAAATTATAATCATAAAACTGTTTGTTTTTTATACAGTTCTATGGTATAATTGTAATCACGATATTTAAAACACCTACAACTTACAGACACCTCGCAAGAGCCTGACAGTTTTAGAAGTTTATAGCCGAAAGCTATGACCTCCTGAATTGTCAGGAGCTACCCTAAGCATGAAGCATAATTATCAAAACTTTAAAACAAAGGGGATATTA